TTTCACTATGATGTTAGATGAAAGTTCAATGATAAAAAATGAAACTGCAAAACGTACGAAGTTCATATTATCGTTGAAACCGTCACACACAATATTGTTATCCGGTACACCGACAGACGGCAAGTATGAGTTCCTGTATTCGCAGTTACGATTGTTAGGTTGGAAGATTACAAAAACAGCATATTATAACCGATACATAAAAACGGAATTACGAAGTTACGGCGGTCCAATGTTCAGAGTAGTTACAGGATACAAGAATGTAAGCGAATTAAAGGCAAAACTAAAGGAATACGGTGCGGTATTCGCTAAGGCGGAAGAAGTTATTAAGTTACCGGAAAAGACGTTTATCAAGGAATATTCAACCGTTTCATCAGACTATAAAAAATTTATGAAAGACAGGATAATCAAGATAGACGATAAGGAACTGACAGGTGACAGTACATTGTCAAAAAGACTGTATGCAAGAATGTTATGTAGTGCATATAGCAAAGACAAAATATCGCGATTAATTGATTTAGTTAATTCTACATCTGACAGGGTTATTATATTCTACAATTTCAATACCGAACTTGAAGCATTAAGAAAAGTGCTGTTTGATAGACCGATAAGCATAGTAAACGGACAGATCAAGGACTTAAAAGCATACGAAAATAACGATAATTCAGTTACATTGATACAATATCAAGCCGGAGCTATGGGATTAAATTTGCAAAAGGCGAACAGAATTATATATTTTTCTCTGCCGGAACGTTCGGAACTGTTCGAGCAATCAAAGGCAAGGATATGCCGTATCGGTCAAGAAAAACAATGCTATTATCACATAATGATGTGCCATAAGAGCGTGGAAGAAAAGATATATGAGTGTCTGTTAATGCGAAAAGATTATACAGACGAATTATTCAGAAAGGAATTTGGCTGATGGCAGAGGAAAAGAATTTTGAAAACCGAGTTAAGCAATGGCTTAGAAGTAAAGGCTGTTATGTGGTTAAATATTATGGTTGCGGAGGTACAAGAGCGGGCGTTCCCGATTTGCTTGTATGTGCGAATGGTAGATTTGTCGGTGTTGAAATTAAAGCTGAACACGGTAAGTTGGCACCGTTGCAACGCAGTCATTTAGATAAAATATTAACTTCCGGCGGTGCAGTTACAGTCCTTAGACCGTCTGAATTTGACGGATTTAAAAAGTTCATTGAGGAAGTGCTGAATGATGATTGATAAAGCTACAAGAAATAAGCTGAAAGCTAAGGCAAACGAATTGTCGGATATATGTGTAACCGATGGCGAAAAGTTTGCAAAATGCTATGACGATATGTATAACAGTGGTGAATTTAATTGCGGGGAATGTTTCATCATAGCACGATTAGCTGATTTATATACTGCAATAAAACAGGGTATTATTGATAAAAATGACGGTGCTAAACAGCAAAGTGAAATATTTAAGGTGATTGAATTGGAGGAACAAGAATGAAGTTTAGAGCAAAACCGTGTGAAATTGAGGCGGTACAATGGACGGGCAGAAATGTAGCAGAGATTATGCGATTTGTAAAAAATGAAAGTGCTATTATTACAAACGGAGTATTGATAATAAAAACCTTAGAGGGCGATATGGTAGCAAGCACAGGTGACTACATCATCAGAGGACTACGAGGGGAATATTACCCGTGTAAGCCTGATGTGTTTCAGAAAAAGTATGAGCCGTGCGAATAAGAGGTGACGATATGAGAACTGAACAATTTGAAGAAGTTATAAACAACCGCATAGAAACGTGTAAAAGCGTTCTATGCAGTAAAGCAGAAGAATATGCAACCGATGATAGATTGCATAATTTCAAAATAGCAGGCGAATTGCAGAAATGTACACCTGTAAAGGCATTAGGTGGTATGATGGCAAAACACACCGTATCAGTCTATGACCTAATCGAAGATTACGAACAGGGCAAGACAATATCACAAGAAATGTGGGCTGAAAAGATAGGTGACAGTATAAATTATTTGCTGTTGCTTACGGCGTTGTTGGAGGAAGATAAAAATGTTAACCCAAAAATATAAAAACGGATTTATAACGCTAAATGCGGAAAAGTTTTCGCCTGTGACACAAGAAACTATAGACAGAGAAATTAAAAATTTTGAGCCGATGAAAAAGGCAATAGAGAAGTTGTATGAGTATGAGCAAAAAGATATTCCGATGAAAATAATTATTGACGAAGAAAGTGGATTGAGTCATTGCCCTAATTGTGGCGATAGTAAATATATACTATTCGGCGATAAACTTTGCGTTGAATGCGGACAAGCATTGGATTGGAGTGATGTGAAATGAGAATAATTACGGACAAAAAAGACCGTTTCGGAAATTTTCCGATATGGTTTAACAGTCACAATTTGCGTGACATAAATGACTATCTGCAAAGTCGGTATGACGGATTCAAATTTGCAATTATAATTGACGCAAGCAAAGGAGAATGTGCACCGTTGGAAAAACCATTGCCGGTATATTTTTTAGATGAAATTGCTGAAGAAGCAGCAGAGTGGGCAGGGAAAAAATTAGTTGATAAAAATTTATAAAAAATATCGGTGAATAAGAAAGTGAGGAACAGTAATGAAAGTAGAATTAAAAGCGAACGGTAAAAGCGTTCAAGCTGAAATCAGCGAGGAACAGTTAAAAGAGTTGGGATTGTTTGAGGAACGAAGCCGAACAGGATATGAGAGGGGTGAAGTTGAAGAAACATATTATCTTGTTGACGTAGATGATGAAATAACGAATATGAAACATAACGGTCAATTAGACCGAGATTGTTATGATGTAGGAAATTATTACAGCAATAAAACCATTGCCGAGAACAACGCTCGTGCAGACAGATTGCTTCGTCAGCTAAGACAGTGGCAGGCGTTAAACGACAAGTCTATTTCGGTAGAAGATTGGAACAATGAAAGTAAAAAGAAGTGGTTTATTATATATAGTTATAGTTCTGAAGAAATGTACGCAGAGTATTATTATATTATGCGATTACCTAATACAATATATTTCACCACCAAAGAAAAAGCCGAAGAAGCTATCGAAGTATTCAAAGATGAACTGATATGGTATTTTACCGAGTATTCGTGGAGCAGTTGCTTTCAGCCTGTTGAGGGCTGGACCGCTGAAAAGGTGCACCGCAAGACGTATGATTCGTATAGAATTGAAAAGTGTCCGGAATATGTACCAGATAAGAAAGGTTGAGTAGAGCGTAAAAGATAAAATAGCGAAGAAACGCAAGAAAATGCGGCAGAGATTGAAACAGGTAGAACGATGCAAGGAAGAATCAGCATTGGTTGAAAATTTCAAAAAAGTAGCTGAAAAGCATGGTGTCAAGAAATTTAATACTAAAAAGGCACTACAAGCCTATAAAGTTGTCGAAGTTGAGGCAACCAAAGAGGCGATTGTTAATTCTGTTGTGTTTGTTGTGTGGTATTTACATACAAAATACGGTTGGAATCAAAAACGATTGGTGCGGTACATAACATATGCGCATAATTATTTACAACACATCGGCAACGAAACACGAACAGTAATACAACTTACTGATGAAATTAAGTCTGAATGTGATTTTGATTATCAGTCATTAATGGCAGATTTTAAACCGTTGACCTTGAAAACAGATACCGTTGACGAAGATGGTATGAAGATGATTATATACAAAATGCAGACGATACTTCCTGTGGCGCTATATCCGTTATATATGCAATTCGGTTGGCGTAAAAAACGTATGGCGGACATCGGACAAACTGCAAAATTTGTATTAATGGATATGATGAACGGCAGAATAAAAACAATTAAAGATACAATCCGCAATGATTGTAAAATGGTATTTTATTCAGACGGACGTATTGAATATTTAGACAGGGGGAATTAATTTGACAAAGGAAGAGCTAAAACAGTATCGCAGTATTGTAGCGGAATTAAACGAGGTAAATGACAGAATAAACAGTAATACAGTACACGGTACTGTCACAGGCTCTGACAGCGAATTTCCGTACGTCAAACACTGTATTTCTGTGTCGGGTGTTGAGCCAACGCATATATCTGATATTGTATTACGTCAACGCTTGGAGCGGCAGAAAAATAAAATTGAATTGTTTGTTGCCGGTATATTGGACAGTGAAACACGCCGCATATTCCGATACAGATACATAGACGGCACTGTAATGCCGACGTGGCAGTGGATTGCGTTCAAGATAGGGCATTACGATGAGAGTTATCCACGAAGAAAACATAATAAATTTTTAAAAATGCCGAATTTGCCGAAAAAAGTGTGATACAATTTATAATGCGAAAAGAATGAGCAAACAAAAAATAATGCAAAACATATATACAGTGCAATATTTTGTGTTCTATATCTTACCGCTCGTTATTTTCGTAAAAAAGGTAGTGTATCGTCGTGAGATGATGGGTGAATATCTCAAAATTGATTGGTGGGAATGGAGATATTAGATTAAACAGATTGTATGTGTTAATCATATGCAGTCTGTTTTTATTTTTGGATAAAGAAAGGGACATAATTATGGAGCTATTGCAATTAGTTGAAAAATTCAAGAACGTTTTCAGCATAGAAAAAATTGAAGATGTTGTTGATGAATTAAAATCAACATTGTTAAATGCCGAAAATTGTCGAAAGCTATGTGAAGATTGGATTTTAATATGTCCTGATTTAACAATAGATTATATGCAAATGATATTTCAATATTATTTTGCCGACCGCAAAGAAAAAATGCAGGACTACACACCGAAAAGCCTTGCGGTAGCGGTTGCAGAGTTATCAAAAACCGAAAATGAAAAGATTTGTTTGGATTTGTGTGCGGGTAGCGGAGCATTGACAATCCAAAAATGGAACGAAAATAACGATTTAAAATTCATATGCAAAGAATATGACAATCGTGTTATTCCGTTTTTGTTGTTTAATTTGGCAATTAGAAATATTGACGCCGAAGTTATTCATTGTGATGTATTGTCAGATGAAAATTTCAAAACATACAGGACGCAAAAGGGTGATAGATTTGCAACTGTTAAAGAGATAACTAAGAGCGAATTTAAAGCTGATTGTTGTATATCGAATCCGCCGTACAATATGAAATGGGAACAACCTGTATTTGCACAATTACAGAATAGATTTTCACAGTGCGAAGTACCGCCGGAAAGTAATGCGAATTATGCGTTTGTATTGACTGCGTTAGATGAGATTACGGGCAAAGCAAGTTTTATATTGCCGAATGGTGTTTTAAGTACAGACAACCAAAAGGAAAAGCAAATAAGACAGTATTTAGTTGAAATGAATTTCATAGAAAGTATAATTGTATGTCCTGATAAAATGTTTGAAGTTACGTCAATACCAACGTGTATTATAACATTTAACAAAAATAAAAAACATTCAACGATAGAAATGATTGACCTGCGACAGAGGTATGAAACGGAACAACGAATGCAAAACGGACAGTTTGGCGGCAAAAGTCACACTAACAGGACATACGCAAAAGAGGTCAAGATTATATCCGAAAGTCAGATACAAGATGTATTAATACAAATTGAACAGTACGGAAATATAGCGGGTTACTGCAAGGCAGTAAGCATTGAAGAAATAAAAAACAATAATTATGTATTGGTGCCAAGCCGATACATAGAGTTTGAGAATATAGAAAATGCACATAGACCGTACAACGAAATAGTTGCGGATATTAACAGAATTATAACTGAAAAAAATACTTGTAAACTAACAATAAACGAAACAATCGCCAAGTCTTTAGGATTTGAC